TGGTAGACCCCCTTGGAGATCTCACCAGTCGCAGGGTCCAGGAGCATGTGCGCGGAACCGCTGGACTCGTTCTTTCGATGACCCCAACGCATCCCCAGCTTGCCGAAGTGGGCCAGGGAGTTGACGAGCTCCATCGCGTCCTGGGCCATCGAGGGTTCGGGCATGTCCATGTCGGTGATGAACCCCATGTCGTCCCAGGTCAGGTTGACTTCGAGTTCGTTGGCGCCGAGGTCGCTGTGCTTGAAGCTTCGAACGCCACGAGCAGCGGCCTTGCGATCCTTCCGACTGTTGCGAGTGTCGGTCAGACGAACGGTGGCCTTCGGCCTCGAGTCAGTCTTCATGTCGAAGGTGAAGTGGAGCTCCATCTTCTTGTTGGGGCTCTGCCCCTTGAAGACCGCAGCGGCATTCAGCTGGTCGGTGACCATCTTCTGATACTCGCTGTAGTACGACTTGCGGGTCGGGGAGTCCTTGCGGAAGTCCTGGCCCTTGAAGCGCGGGTCGTTGTTTAGCAAACGGGTACCCTTGCGGATCTTGCCGGCTGCGCGACGGTAGACCTTGTGGTAGGCACTCGTCTCTGCGCCTCGAGCCCATCGCTGGGCGCGGCGTGCAGAAAATGACTGTGTCGATCGAGCCTGGATGCTGCCGTCGCCGGACTTACGAACACCCCACTTGTCGCCTTGCACCTTCTCAGTGCCCTTGCGGACGCCCCAGTGCATCCCCATCACACCGAAGTGCGCGAGGGAGTTGATCTGGTCCATTGCAGCTTGTGTCATGTCTACCACGGTAGTGGCACCTCCTTCGGAGCGGATTCAGCAAGGATGTTGAGACGCCACTCGAGTTCGGAGGCGTGGGACTTCCAGGCGTCGAGGACGAAGCCGGATGTCGGGGGGTCGAACAGGATGCGCACCTTGAGGTAGATGTACGACTTGGCAGAAATGTAGCGGCTCGTGGAACCGATGAAGTTCTCCCAGGTCGTGTCCTTGTCCACCAACAGATCCGCGGGGCCGATCCCGAGTTGGGTCAGTACGGATATGGCGGTGCTGATGTGCATGAGCAGGTCTGTGTCGTACGACGCGTCAGACGCTTCGATACCGAGAACCTGCTTGATGTCTTGCAAGATGTTGTCTTCTGACATGGTTCTCCTTCACCAAAGTCGTGTATCACCAGGGCGACGTTCTGGCAACTCTTGTCTCAAGAGGGAAGCATCGCCATAGTGGATCGCGTTGTGGGTCAGATGGGTAGTTGTGATGAGGTACTCAGGGTTGAGGTTGTCCTCGTTACCCTCTTCAACATCCTCGATCGAGAGCGGGTTCATGTGATGGATGATGAACCTACCAGCAACCTGATGATCCGGAGCACCAAGATCCAGGCCAAGATCTCTTGAAATAACAAACTCGCGCATGCGCTTCCAAGCAGCAGACCTGTAGAAATCCTGATTCAAGCTTCTCTCAAAGCCGAAAGTCACTTCGCCTAGCACTCCACCGATGCGGAGGTACTCGTATCGCGCTTTGAAGGTGGGAATATCACGGAGTTCCGTGTAGCTCCTAGTACTCATCGTCACGACCTTGGTAGATGGTCATCGCCTTGAGAGCGTCTTCCATCAGTTGTTTCATGTCTTCCTGGCCCATGAGATTCTGCCTACGAGCTTCTTGCAGACGAATCTCCGCCTCAATGCGAGTCTTTTCGAGTTGGTCTCGTGAGGAAGCGGCTTTGAGGAAATGCGTGATCACCTGAGAGGTGGCCGTGCCATCGATGAGTTGCTGCTCGGCCAAGTCCATGGCGTACGCCATCAACTGCATCTCTCGGCCCTCAGGGGTCTTCGCAGGGGGCTGCCGCCTTTTGGGAGGCGTTGTTGGCTGGTTCCTGAGAGCCATGGTGTTCACCTCGCTAGATATGTAGTAGTTACAGATGTTTTCACTAGAGCCCCCAGGACTTACGACACACTTTTCAGCATGCCTCTTGAAAGGAGAAGGGCGGACGAGACCCTCTTTGGGGGGTAAGCCCTGGGGGTACTACTGATAACATCTGTGGAAATTTCCCTCCGGGGATTTTTTAGGGACAGCGGCGATGCAGAGGGGGGGTGCATTTTGCGACACCCTCCCCCCACACCTCGATCAGACTCGAGTCACCTTTCGATAGAGACCGAGAACATTCTCTCTCACGATCTCATCGATTGCGTCTTCAATAGCCTGGTCCTGGTCTTCATCACTCAATTCTTCTGACGTGACAGTGACTCGATCAAGGAAGGCACATGTGTAGTACCCTTGTCCTTCATCGAATGCAACCCAGTCATCCCATTGTGTGAACGGATCGAATGGATTGTCAGTCGTGGTGAGCATGCTATCCATCCTTCTCCTATCTGTACAGAGCGGCATCTAGTGTGCCTATTGGGATGCCCAATGCATCACTGATCTCAGACTGTGTATGCCCATTAGCAGCCATAGCCTTAGCCCTAGACAGTGTGGATGCACTGACAGCAGGCTGTGTCTTAGGCGTTGCATACTGCTTGACCTGTTCTAGATCAGCATGTTTCAAGATCTCAGTTAGCTTGGTATGGGAGATTGCACCTGCCTGAATGGCTTCCCATTCACGGGGTGTGATGTCAATGCGTTCCTTCTTAGCACCGACCTTGTTTCGAGCATGTAGAAGAGCAAGACCTCTGATCTTCTTTAACTCATCAGCTTCCATGTTCTTGTTAGCCGCTCTCTTTGCAGCAACGATCTCTGCAGCGAGCCTTTGTGCACGCCTTTCAAAAGGTGCATTCATGAGAGCGATCTGGAGCTTGTCATTCAAGGCACGGGCCTCAGAATCGTACATCTTTTTGGCAGAAGGCGAAGCGACCATGTTGGGGGTAGCAAGATGTTCCAACCTTGTTTGGTTGGCCAGAGCTTTCAACTTGTTCGCATGGGATGCATAGATCTTCTCCATAGGAGTGCCGCCGTTTCGAGAAACGAGGGTGTTTGCATCCGTAGTCTCTGCCATCTGTGTTGACTTGATTCTCTTCATCACAGTGTTGCCATGCTTGTCGACGTAAGACTCATTCGTAAGAACGTACTTCTTCTCACCCGTAACTCGATCGACAGGACCGCCTTCCTTGGACGGACGACCCTTACGATCTAGTGGGCGCACATCAGCCTTAGCCCTAGAGATGAGCGTAGACGCACCACCATCTTGGTACTTGGCTTTGAGTCCAGCAATGCCGTTCTGCTGGTAAGACAGCTTGTGATTCAACTTGTGCTTTTCAGCGTCAATCACAACCATCGAATGTTTTACAGCACGAGCGAGTTCGGTCGTGTTAGCGCCCTTAATCGTCATGTCTGTGATGAGATTCGAAACCTCACCCATCTTCCGTTGCTTTGACTTACCATCAAGAACCTTCATCCCAGGGTAGCCAGGGTAGGCACGAATGGGGTCGAAGTCCTTGAGATCCCGAAGGGGCATAGAACTTGTCGCGGCACGATTGTTGTTCGGGATGACCAAAACCGTGTCACCATCGAAATCTGCCCCAGAAAGGCGAGCAGCAACATTCGCATTGATCCCAACAGCGTCTCGAGCTTGACCCAGAACTCGTTTTGCTTCAGGGTGGCTGTTATTGACCACCAATTCAGGAATCTCGAAAGTTCCACCATGTGGATGCCGAACAAGAACCACCAACTCGCCAGGACGGAAGTTGGGGGCGTAGATCTCGTTGTCTTTCAAGCCAGGGATCGGGATGATCACCTGAGCCCTCTGTCGAGGCATGGCTGCAGCCTTGAGATGCACAGCAGCCGAATCGCAGTCGTCGCCGAAGGATTCGAGAAGACGTTTCTTCACAGCAGGGTTGGTCAACCTGTTGATTTCATCGAAGGCTGTCTTCTTCTTGATGAAGGCGAGATCCAGTTGTCGTTGTGCGAGTTCTGGCTTCTGCTTAGACAGGAACTGTGATGAGAGCGTTCTCGACCACTCATTCCAATCACCTTCTTCGTTGACGATGTTGATCGCCGACAGATGGTCTTTGCCCTTTTCATCCTGATAGTGCCGCTGACGAACAACAGCACCAAACGGGTTGTCTGGGTCGTACTTCTTATGACCCGGAACATTCTGCAAGGGCTTCATGGCATCGAGCTTGTTGCCGGTGTTCTCCTTGTTCGTGTTGAACATGACATCCACACCGAGAGGGAGTTTGTCTGAGTAAACAGCCATACCCTTCAAGTAATGAGTGTCATCCACGGCAATTCGAACTTGAGCGTAGCGTTTGCCCATGAGAGAGACATCTGCCACACCCTTACGCAACTCGATCAGACCGTCTTTCCCTGCGCCGCCCTCAGAACCGTATCGAACGCCAACTCGATGTGAGCTGACACTCTGCGGATCTTCAATGACCTTGAAGGTATGACCCTTGTCTTCTGAGTAAGCGTGGACACCCTGAATCTGTGCCTGGTTCTTCAGGATCTCAGGGTAGGGCGTGCCAGGAGGACACAACACCTTGTTTGTCGTCATCTTGCCAGTTCCCTGTTGCTGGGCGCTGAACTTGTGTACGACATAGCCCTCTTCTTCGAGAATCGAAAGCGCAGTGTTCATCTTCTCTTTGCTGATGCCCAGGTGGAGTTCCTGACCACTACCAACGTCGATGTACTTTGCTTCCTTAACTCGATTTCGAAGAGCAGACGCTGTGTTCTCGAGAACGTCGTTTCGCGCTTTTGCCGAGGGGTTCAAGAGAGCACGAACAGATGACTCGTTAAGGCCCATCTGCTTTCCAATGGCGCTTGCGCCCATGCCCTTGTCTCTGAGCCTTGTCGCAACAGACTCCTGTTCCTTGCGCTTCTCGCTTTTGGCGATAGCACGCTTTGCACGAAGAGCTGTGGTTGTTACACCCAACTTCTCGGCAATCTGAGAATCAGTATGTCCTTTTGACTTGAGCTCATCAACGCGAGACATGAAATCGCCTCCACGCTGATTGGGGTCTTGACCTGAGCCGAACGGGTAGCGCCCAGAATGACGAGGCGTCCCGTAGTGCTTGATTACTTCATCAGTCACGAATCGCCTCCATCCTCACTTGATCGATCTTCCTGTCGAACGCGACGATGCGGTCCATGATGTGAACGATGTCCTCGAGTTCTGGTACGAGCTCCTCGATTTCATCATTCTGGTAGATCCGGAGTTCAATCTCGATCTCACCCGGTGGGATGTGGTATTCGAGACAGAACATTGCCGCGTAGGCCTCAAGTTGATGCATCGAGGTCGGCGCCAGTCCGTTCTTCAGATCATGGATGCGCAACAGGTTGTTTCCAGACTTGGGGTTTCGTCTGAAAGAGATTGCATCAGTCGTGCCGAAGCAGTTGGCTGAGTAAACCAGGGGTTGTTCCGGCGTCATCCTGTAACCGATGGCGTCGTTCACGTACATGTTCAGAGTCTTGCGCGAGGCCTGGAGCTTGATTCTCTCTCGGATCAGTTGCGCAGCGATGTCATGAAGACGGGTGCCACGCTCTGCTTCCTTGTGACGGAGAAACGTTTGGACGAGTTTGTCATCGTCGTAGTTGATCCAGTGGTACTTGCTGGGACTAAGAAACGCGTGAAGCCCGATGAGTTCCGAATGCGAGTTGAAGATCATGCAGGACTTCCTCTTTGTTCTCGGGGTAGATGAAACTTGAGAAGGACATGGAGTCGATCTTGTCGACCCACCAGTCCTGGTTCGGTCGCTTATCTGCC